TGCAGGTAAGGGGAAAGATATTGTGGTAGCACCAGAGAATGGAAATGCTACTACATCTCTTCCCAAACCCCCACCTCCACCAGTCGATCTAGTATAACGAAAGGTAAAGAAAGAAAATGGAATTAAATAAGAAGACTATACTAACTGGAATAGTAATTCTATCCCTCTTGGGTCTCGTCAGCTGGCTTTTCCCTACCTATAGAAAAACCCTAGTAGAAAACACTACACTCAGTACTAAGAATTCCGAGTTAACCACTAGCTTGAAAAATGCTGTTACAGAAAACTCCAGACTTCAGAAAACTATCAATGAGAACTGGGAGTATGTAAAAGAACCAGTACTTGGTCCTGATGGCAAGGCTTTGCTAGATGGTAAGGGTAATCCTATCTACAAAACTCGCAAAACTAAAGCTACCAATATTGTTATTCTGGATGAAAAAGCAAAGCAGACTATTACAGAACTCCAGACAACCAATAAATACCTTGAGGAACAGTTAGCTGTCTATAAAAAACTAACTGTTACTAAGAGAGGTAAGGGTGAACTACTAGGGGGTTGGGGCACTAAGCAAACTGGGGCACTAGGCATGGTTCTTAATATATCAACTAATCTTCGTACTGGTGCTATGTTCTATAAGCAAGATATTACATCATTTAGATTAAAAGATCTAACAGAATTTGGTGCTATCGGAATGATAGGAATAGGATTCTAAAATGCCCTTTAAATCTTCTAGCCAACTGCGTCTTATGTTTATGAAACATCCTATTGTTGCTAAACGTTGGGCAGCCAATTATGGGGTGCCAAAGAACCTTCCCAAACATGTAAGGAAAGTAAAGAAGTCAAAATAGGTGATGATCTAGTATAGTGGCAATTAGGACACTCATATATTGGTCCTTCACTTAACCATCCCATCATATCAAATAATAAATCATCCATTATATCACTCGGGTTTTTTCTATATCTCATCTCTTTATAATGACAATTAGGACACTGTATTTTCATTATCTTTCTCCCATACTATTAGGATAAGCCATAGGCTTAAATTCACCCTTATTATATCTATCCACGAAGTCAGTTACAATTCCCTTATCCATACCACGGCAAAGATTACGGAAATTGCAATAGGTACAATGAAACTCAGTCGTTAGACACTCACCTTTTTCCCATTTCTTCTTCTTATTAGCTGTAATCTCCCCAGCCTCATATAACTTATCAACCATCTTCTGATCCATCAGGGGTACATAATCCCGAGGTGGTAGTTGCTTATGTTTGATATAATCCAATAGGTCACGGTATCTATTATAGATATCAGCTAGACCTAGATTATAGTCTACATATGAAGAACCATCAGCTCGAGTAATCTCAGGGTATTTGTTTCCATCCTGTTCCACTAACCGGATAATATATTCAGTCCTACTGAAATTATCCCTTCCTATATAGACCAGGATAGCATAAGGGAGATTATCAAAGTTGTCCAGGTAAAGACTTACCTGCTGTACGTGGTCTTCCTTTGGCTTGGGTGGTTGTCCTTCCTTACCAGTAACATTCTCCATCGTAAAATATGGTCCGTGAGAAGATTTGATTTCTACACAAACCATCTGATCTGATCCTGGCGTCTCCCGAATCACCACATCCAATTCACCAGACAAGAAAAAATCTGGATTAAAGAACTTTACATTATGGTCAATGAATAGTCCCATCTTTTGAAGCCAGTCCACTAACATTAACTCTATATGTTTACCGACACCAAAAGTATAGAAGGCATCAGCCTTCAAAGGATTAGTAGGTTCAATACCATAAAACTCGTAAGCATTTTTTCGCAAACAAGCTCCATGAATCTTGCCTTTACTATCTATGCATGATGCTGATGTAGGATAAAAATGCCGCGCACGAGTATCGAGTCCAAGAGGGTGAGTAAGAAAGTGATCAATCCGGGATAACAACCCCTGGGGTGATAATCTTTTTTTCGGTATAGCCATTGTGGGCCTCCAGTTATTTTTAATATAATACCAATTCCTACTTGACTTGTCAAGCGAAACAGTTTAGAATACCTCTGAAGGTCGAGCACTACTCTCTTAAGAGGTACAATCTTAATGTATACAGATAACCCGGCGCTTGATAGTTGTATAGATCAATTATCAGAGCAGATAGTCCCATATCTAAAAAGTAAGGGAGTACACTTCCAAGCAAATGGTAAGTGTAAATGTATTAACCCCCAACACGAAGATTCTACACCTTCTGCGGATATGGTACCAGGAACAAATATTCTCCACTGCTTCGGATGTCAAAATTCATTTTCTATTTTTCACTGTGCTAATATTTTTGATGGTCTGCCTATATCAGGCCCTGGGTTCATTAACACAATGATCCCGGCTTTATGTAAACAGTTTAATATTGAACCTCCTTCCTTTGAGTTATCAGAAGAACAGAAAAGAATCTTGGAGATTCAACGGGCCTATCAAGAAGCTTACAACATTATAAGATTCTCTCGCCAGAACATGTATGAACCCCAACTTGAAACTAGAGGCTGGGAGACTATTAGTATTAGTGCTAAATATGGTATAGGTTTCGTGGAAAACTTTAATACCTATGCTACCAAAATGAGAGCCGCTGGATTTACAGAACAGTTTCTTAAATCCATAGATCTATATAACCCAAAACTCTTTAACGAAAATAATATGATCTTCTCTATCTTAGATCATCATGGAACACCAGTAGGTTTTGCCGCACGTAACTCTCTCTATGATGCTGCTCCTCCAGACAAGAAACCAGAAAAGTATTTTAACACGTCAGAAGATTGCCCTATTTATAAGAAACGGGAGATCCTTTACGGCTTCCATCTCAGTAAAAAATATGCTAAGGATTCAGGCTTAGTTATTGTAGAGGGGTATCCAGATTGGATTACTCTTCAAGAATCTGGAGTTAAGAACTGTGCTGCTGTCGGGGGTACAGCTCTGACGCAAAACCACGTACAACTTCTACTCAATATGGGAATAGATAAAATATATCTATGTCTCGATAATGACAATGGTGGTAATACTGCCTTGGAAAGAATCCTGGATAAGATAATTGCAGACCAGCCTATGCAGGTAGATATCATTATACTACCAGAAGGCCAGGATCCAGACGACTTCCTTAGATCAGTACCTATAGAGCAACGTCTAGAAGCCTGGAATAAGTTAGAAAGAATCTCCTGCTTTGAGTGGAGACTTAGACATTTCCCAGAAGGAACTGCTCCCGAAGAAGTAGCTGATAAGATGATTCCTCTTATCTTGACTGAACCTCACATGATTCGTAGAGAACGTATGATGCGCGAACTATGCAATAAAACAGGTGTTCGTCTTGAAGCTATCCAAGGTCAAGTAGATAGACTAACTAGAGCTGAAGAGTTTAAAAATTCAGAACGTACCCGATCTATTGTTACAGCTGCTATGAGAGACTTAAAACGTAATCCCGGAGGGGCCAGAGAAATTATGGCCTCTTACGTAGATATGATAGATCAATACCAGAAATCTGGGTCCATTGACAATCTAGGAGTAACAGAAACCGTTCAAGCTTTTAAAGAACTCACTAATAGTTGGGCCAATAGAAAGGATACCATCATAGGTATCAAATCAGGATTCCCTGAATTTGACGAAGCAATTAACGGGATGCAAGAAGGTAAGGCTATTGGTATAGGGGGTAATCCAAACCACGGCAAATCTTCATTCGTTAGTACTATTGCTTTGAACGTTGCTAAAGGTGTGGACAATGCTCATGTTCTCTTTCACTCAACTGATGATGGGAGAGAAGCTATTTTCTCTCGGCTTGTAGCTATTGATCAACAACTAGATATTAACTTTGTTCTTAATCCCACACGCTATAAAAGTTTAGTGGATCCAGCAATCTGGGAAGAACTCCGCAATAAATGGTATGCCGGCCGGAAGAATATTGGCGATCTACTCGAGAGTGGCAAACTAGTTATTAAAGACTCGACACATGGAACTACACTCAACTATACCGAGAGCATGATTAAGTACTACAAAGAAAAAGCTTCTGATAAAAGATTCCTAGTAATCTTTGATAACTTCCATAAGTCTCAAGACTTCGTAGAACTAGATGAACGTATTCGGTTCAAGAGAATGTCCAACCTTCTAAAACTTATGGCTGAAAGAAATCACGCAGCCATTCTATCCACAATGGAATATACTAAAGAGGGTATGCAAGGTCCTCCGAGCAACCATGCGCTTGCGGAATGTTTAACTGGCGATTCTCTCATTTATACTGCGAGTGGTAGATTAGTTCGTATAGATAATATTGAACCCAGAACTAAAGTTATTACAATAAATAAAGAACAGAAGCTATCTACAGGAACTGTATTAAAGCGTCTAGATAAAGGAATACAAGATGTTTTTGAGATAACAACTTCATCCGGGAACTCAGTTAAAGGAACTGCAAATCATCCCTTACTTACGCAAAATGGCTGGAAAAAGATATCAGAATTAAAAGAAGGTGAATATATAGCTACACCCCGGACACTTCCGTTATCATATTTGCACTCCCATAATTTCATTATAAACAATGACCAAGCACGCTTCCTTGGTTATATGGCGGGTGATGGAAGTTATTATGATACACCTTCCTTTATAAATAAAGATACCGAATACATTCAAGATATAACTTCAATTATAAGACAACACTACCCGAAAAATATTTTAGATATAAAACAACGATTAAACAAGGGTTCTATTGAACTTTCTTTTTCTAAAAAAGCAGACAAGTATCGTTCTAATACTGAAAATCCTCTTACTCATTGGATAAGAACACTAGGAATATGGGGACAGAAAGAAGATAAAAAAAGAATACCAACATCTATTTTAGAACTTAATAATCAAAATATTAAAGGTAACTATCTATCTGGTTTTCTAGCTACAGATGGAAGTGTCTCAGCGACAACAATACGAGGCATAACAACTGTTCGAGTTAGTTTTAGTACATGTAGTAAACTATTGGCTCTTGATCTCCAAACTTTACTCCTTCAACTTGGAATAAAAAACTCTATATCTTTGACTCTCCCAGGTAAATCAAGATCCAAAGCAAGACGTATACAATACAAAGTCCAAGTTTACAAACAAGACATACAAAAATTTCTCAATATATTAACGCCAATAGGACGCAAGTATAGGCTGCTTAAGAAGTATGTCTCGGAAGAATCTCAAGAAAAAACTAACAAACCATGCCATTTTGATAATCTCCCACCTATAGCATGCGATATTGCCAAACAGGCAATTATTAATAAATTCAACCGTGTGCGTATGAGTAAATCATACAAGTCCGGGTTTTATGTTTCCAAAAATCAACTCTCACGGGATATGGGACAACAAATACAAAAACAAACCAAAAATAAAGAACTGTATAAGTGGGTTTATTCTGATATCTATTGGTCAAAAGTTAAAACAATTATACCACTTGGGAAAGAACAGGTGTGGGATATTATTATTCCAGGCGATAATAATTTCATTGCCAATAACATTTACTGCCATAATTCAGGTCAGATGCAGTATGACCTTCATGTAATTATGCACGTTTGGAATGAATTAAAAGAAACAGGATTTAACATAGAGGGGAAACCTAAGACCAAGATGGCCATCCCCTATGAAGAAAATGGGATACAAAAATGGATGCCTATTATTTCAATAAGGGTAGGCAAGTCAAAACAGAGTGGCTTTGCCGATAACCTATACTTCTATTTGCACGAGAAACAAGGTCGTTTTGAAGAGTGCCCAAAATCCACAGTATTAAACCTATTAAAGCCAGCAGGGGGTAGCACAGACGCTTTTGGTAATCTGGGTGGGTCAAACAAAACGGGGAAATAGTCCTCTTAAAAGGTTACAATACTATAGGTGGTAGCAATACCCATATTCTATATAAACGAGGCAATTGAAATGGCGCAAGTTCTGACTGGTGTGGTGAAGTGGTTTAATAATAGCAAGGCATTTGGTTTTATCGTCCCAGATGAAATCGGTACAGATGGCTCAAAGAAAGATATCTTCGTTCATCAAAGTAATATTGATATGCCAGGTTTCCGTACTCTTGCCGAAAGCCAAAAGGTATCCTACGAATTAGGAACCTGTCGTGATGGGCGCAGCCAAGCGGTCAAAGTAAAGCCCCAGTAATTCCTTCCACGGAATACTCAATTGGAACACATCAAGCTTCTAAGTAAGAAACCAATTCTCTTTGGTACCAATAATCGCATGATGACCCTCGGGAAATTAAAACACCGTGGGGAAAACTTTCTTGTGTTTATGGATGTGACAACTGGGAAAGTCTATATCTATGAGGCATTTGCTTTTGCTGCTCTGGGAGATTTAGGATGCGGGTTAAGTGAAGTAAAGACAGATGAACAGTGGGGAATGCTTTCTGCTGCTGCTCAGAAGTATGGTCTTACTTCACTTCAGCATATGGCTCTATGTCTCGAAGTCTATTCTATAGACACTCCAGCTGCTAAAGCGATTAAAGCACAATTCGCACTAGAGGGTAATGCACTTTGAACTTGTCGTTAACAGAACTCAATCACTATATACGTTGCCCTTATTACTACAAGTTTCGCTGGGTAGATAATAGCCCTCTATTCAAAATTAAAGCAAAAGAACATTGGCGGGACTGTCTCAAAGTCACCGCCATTGATTATTTTAAGACATGGGTACAAGAAGATAAACAACCATCAAGTGATTTTTGTCAAAACCTATGGCAAAAAAATTGGTATGACGACATAGATAGAACAGCTCTGGACTTTAGTGATTGTCGATCTGGAAATTTTAGCAGTTTGGGAAATGCAGGCTGGCTCGATCTACTAAAAATGCACCGATTCTTTACTCAAAATCCCCCATTGATTGGTGGTGTTGACTGGCCTTTTACAATAGAAATAGAAAAAGATCTCGACCTTATAGGCTCTATAGACCTACTCCTCTATACGGACGACACCAAAAAGAAACTCCTTGCCCTTAAATTAACCACTAGTAGCTATGAGGCCTCAAAAATGTATGGGGCCAATAGTTTAGATATGGTTGCTTATAAGACAACTCTTTCCACCTTGACAAAAGACCTAGATATCGGTTATTTTATACTAGAGAATATAAATAACCCACTCGTTATAACGCACCGCGGGGATGAACAAAAAGAAATTCTTTTTGAAACAGTTAAGAATATAGCAGCATCAATTAAAGAAAATCGTTACTATCCAGACTATGGTTACAAATGCCATGGCTGTGACTACAAACCCACCTGCAATAAAGGCAGATGGAATTCAGAAAAAGAGGAGAAGTAAAATGGGTAGACCAGGGCAGATGAGATTCCGGGATCCAAAATCTGGTGTAGTAAAGTATATCGCAGATGGTAAGGGTAATGTATATAAGACAGATAAAGAAGGCAAGCCTCAGGTCAAGATTAGTGGATCTGACTCAGGTAGAACAGAGCAAGTAGAAGTAACTAAAGAGGATGCGAAGGATTAATAATGGCAGACAAACCACGTATTCTTTGGTGCTCTCAGTCTCCTGCGATAGATACAGGCTATGGAATTATCTCTCGAGAGATATTAACCCGTCTTCATGCTACAGGTAAATATGAAATAGCATGTCAAGCCTGGTTCGAAAAACCCAAGGATAACCCTTCATATCAATATGAGGCCTCATCATCCTCGGCTTTCCCATTCAAGTTATTCCATACTGATGCTGGGAACAATCCATCTCCTGAAGCAAAGGATGGTCAGAAAAATATTGGTCAAATTATTGATCAATTTAAACCTGATATTACTATCTGGTTTTCCGATATCTATATGGTAGAGTGGCTACTAAAAGATACCATATTAAATAAAACTAACTCTATCCTATATTTTCCTATCGATGGTTTACCTATCCCCGATAAGTGGGCCGACCTCTTAATGAAGATAGATAAACCAATAACCTTCAGCCAATTTGGTAAAAAGGTTGTAGAGAATACTTTAAAACAACCAGTGGAAATGATTTATCATGGGATTAATTATCCCTTCTGGTCCTCACCTGTAAATCCTACTGATGTTGCAGCCTTTAAAACTCAAATCTTTGGTACAGATGATGTTTTCGTAATTGGAAGTGTTGCTCGCAATCAACCAAGAAAAAATTTACCAGCTCTCTATGAAGCCTTTTCTGAGCATGCAAAGACGCATCCTAAGTCTAGATTGCTCATTCATGCCTGTAATATAGACCAGGGCTGGATGCTTACTCGTTTAGCTCAAGAGTTTTCTATTGAGGATAAAGTTTATATTCCTAAAAATCTTTCTCCTAATAAGGGTGTTAGTCTAGAAACACTTCGACTAATTTATAACGCGATGGATATCCATGTTAATGTAGCAACGGGTGAAGGCTTTGGTATACCTATTGCTGAGTCTATGGCATGCGGCATACCTAATTTAGTCACCGCCTATACGGTTGGTCCTGAATTGGTTGCTGCACATAAGGCAGGAGCCCTAATTAATATCGGGGCCTTCATGGTCGAACCGATTAGTCACATACGCAGGGCTTACATCCAGCGTGATCATCTTATCCATCTGCTCAATACATTCTCAGAAGATAAAGCTTTACGTAGACAGTCAGGACGTAATGCTAAAGTTGCCATGAGTCAATTTAATTGGCCCCCTCTCATTAAACAATGGGAAAAAACTATTGATGCAATGCTTCAAGATAACAAAAACAAGATAGGAAAGATTAAGGCAGATATCATATGAGCGACAAGAAACGAGTTTTGATTACGGGGATCACAGGACAAGAGAAAAGGTGTCAACTTTGTTCTACCCCTTTCCTCCCTAATCCTAAAACAAGTCCAAATAAAAGAAAAAAACAAATCTTCTGTTCAGGTTTTTGTGCGAAACGATATAATGGACTTCACAACAGAGGGCTAAAACGTAGTAGCAAATTTAAAGAAGCTCATAGAAAACAATTCTCAGGTAAAAATAATCCCTTTTATGGAAGAACACATAACAAAAAAACAAGACTCAAAATTTCTTTAGCGAATACCGGGAAAAAGAGAACACAAGAGTTCAAAACCTCTCTAGCTGCTAGAGTGTCTGGATGCAAAAACCCCTTTTGGGGTAAAAAGCATACCAAACAAGCTCTTTTAAAAATGAGTCGTCTGGGACGGCAACATAAAAATGAAACTAAAATTTTGTTTAGTCAACAAAGAAGATTAGAAAAAAATCCTGCATGGAGAGGCGGCATATCGTATGAGAATTATAGTTTACAATTTTCACCCCGGCTTAAAGCTTTTATAAGAGAAAGAGATCATTTCTCTTGTAAAGTTTGTGCTAAATATGGTAGTATTGTTCACCACATAGACTATAATAAGCAAAATTCAAATCCTGAAAATTTAATAACATTATGTAATAGCTGTCATGGTAAAACAGGTTTTAATAGAGTTTATTGGAAAAATACTTTAACAAAATTAATTCAAGAGAAAGAGATATCATGTCAGAGAGCATGAGAGCACTTTGTACGGGTATAACAGGCCAGACAGGATCCTTTTTGGCAGAAATATTATTAGAAAAAGGATACAAGGTATATGGTTTAGTTAGAAGGACATCTACACCTAATACCAGCCGTATTAAACATATTCTTAACGAGCTTGAACTCGTACAAGGCGACTTAACCGATCAATCAAGTCTTGATAGAATCTTAAGAAGTGTAAAACCACATGAAGTTTACAATATGGGAGCCCAATCTGATGTTCATATGTCATTCACCGAACCCATAACAACTGCAGATATAACAGGCTTAGGCACACTACGTCTTCTTGAAGCTATTAGAAATTCAGAATTTAGATCCAAATTTCTCACTGCTTCCTCTTCTGAGATGTTTGGCAAAGTAACTGAAACACCTCAAAATGAAAATACACGTTTTCATCCACGTAGTCCTTATGGAGTTTCTAAATTATTTGCTCATTGGGCAACAATTAATTATAGAGAATCCTATAATTTATTTGCCATTTCTGCTATTATGTACAATAATGAAAGTGAAAGGCGAGGAGAAAATTTTGTAACAAGAAAAATTTCCAAGGCAGTAGCCAATATAAAATTAGGAAAACAAAAAGAACTAATTTTGGGTAATACGGATGCAAAGAGAGACTGGGGATATTCAAAAGACTATGCATTAGGTCTATATCTAGCCATGCAATATAGCATACCTAAGGAATGGATTTTTGCCACAGGAGAAAGCCACTCAGTACAAGAATTTCTTGAGACAGCATTTAGACATGTAGGACTTGAGTGGCAGCAATATGTAAAACGAGATACAAGATTTACCCGGCCCGCAGAGGTAGATACCCTTTGTGGGAATTCTACAGAAGCAAAGACACTTTTGGATTGGCGTCCAACTATTAGCTTCCAAGAATTGGTGGAGCTAATGGTAGATTATGATTTAGAAACTGAAGCAAGGAACTCGAACAATGTCTGACTTCGGAATTGAAATGCATGGACCTTTTAGTGATATTTCGGGAATAGCTTATGTAGCCCGGAACTTGGCTATTAATCTATATGACCTGGGAATACCTGTAAAAATTCATGATCTAAAACGGTGGCCTGGAATTCCGGCCTCATTACCTGAAATTAAAAAAAGAAAATTAGAATCCATGCGCTCTACTTCTCTTCCGAAGAGACACATCTTTCATAATCAATGCCCGCCTAATCATATTTTTGCCACTAAGGAAGGTGTTCCTAATACGGGTTGGGGTATATTTGAAACAGATAGAATCCCCTATTTATGGCATCTTATAGTTGACCAATATGACATTAAAGAACTATGGGTTCCGACACAGTTCAATAAAGATACATTCATTACTGGAGGGATACCTGAAAGTAAAATTCAAGTTCTCCCTGTAGGTATAGAAACTGATAAATACTCCCCCGATATAGAACCTGCTCAAATTAAAGGCTCTCGAGGATTCAACTTCTTTACCATGATGGATGTCAAGATATGTAAAGGGTTTGACATACTTCTCGATGCTTACTTCCAAGAATTTTCTCATAAGGATGATGTGGCCTTAATATTCAAGGGTTACAGTGGGGGTATTGATCCACATCAACAAAGAGCCATTAAAGACATTATCCAAAACTTCAAACAAAAAAATAAATCTTCTGCTCGTATTCTTTTCATTGGTGGAAACGTTGATGACGACATAATGCCTTCTCTTCATAAACTAGCCTCATGTTATGTATTACCTACACGAGGCGAAGGTTTCAGTTATGGTTCGGCAAATTCAATGGCCTGTGGTATCCCAGCTATTATGACTAATGCTTCTGGGCATCTAGCATATATGAATGAGAGTAATGGTCTTTTAATTAAGTGTGAAAAGAAACCTATTGATAACATCCCCTGGCTTATGAGAGAAGCCAATCAGGGTGGTCATTCTTGGTGGGAACCAGATCTTAATGATCTTAAGGCAAAGATGCGTTGGGCTTATGAACATCCAAATGAACTGAAAGTCCTCGGCCAAAAAGCTAGGCAAGATATGTTGGCATGGGATTGGAAAAAAGTAGCTCCTCTCTACATAAATAGAATAATTAAACTGGTGGGGTAATATGCTTAATATAGATATAGTATGCTTCCAAACATTCGGGGATATACTAGAATGTACTCCCATCCTCCGAGCTATTCGTAAAAACTATCCCGACGCAAATTTACGATGGCATGTCAATACTGAATATAAAGAACTTCTAGAACTTAACCCCGACCTAAATCATATTGTAGCCTATGACCAGGGCGATTATACTAAAGTATATCAACTACTAAACCAGAACTTTGTTCCTGGAGGCAAGTCAGATTTCTTATGCCCAATAGGAATGGCAAATCACTACGATACCTGCTGGCATCACAATCCAGAATCAACTGGGCTTCATATGATGGACTGGTATACTTCTCGAGTAAATCTCCCGAATATAACCTATCCATTAAATGATTATCAAATCACCCTAGACTACAATGAAGAAGATGCCATAGCTGCCGAAAAACTTCTAGAAGGTATAGATAAGTATGCTGTTATTCATACCACCTCAAGACTAGAAACAAAAGACTGGCCGATTCAATTTTATAACCACTTAGCAATAATGCTCCAAAAGCAATACCCCGATATTACTCTAGTCCAAATTGGATCTTCTAATGACAATAAAATAACTATGGGAAATGTTAAATCTCTTCTAGGTAAAACACCATTCCGTGTGGTTAAAGCTATAATGACAGAAGCCAAGTTCTTTGTAGGAGGAGATTCAGGCAATTCCTATATAGCTGGATCCTGTAATATTCCTACCTTTTTAGTCATAGGCTCTACCCGCGGCCTCCAATTTGGGGATCTAGAGGCCTATAGAGCATTAAACTCTCAAAAACAGGCTGTTAAATGCAAGCTAGAGGCATCAGAGAAGGCCCTGGGCCCCTTCGTAGGCCCCATAGGACCCAATGTTTTATACATAGATGCCTATAGACCTATCTCTTGTCAACCTGTTTGTGTAAATCACTGTACTGATGCCACTTTTGGACCTATTGGTTGTATTAAAACTATACAACCAGAGATGGTTTTTGATAGAATAGTAGAGAAGTTAAAAACTTAACTTTAGGAGAATTAAGATGGATGTGATTATGGCTTTCGGTTTTGGGTTAGTAGTTGGAATCGTTGGGACAGTTTATTGCGCCAAGCGTTGGGGTGCAAAGTGGCTAGGAAAAATCAAGGGTATGGTCAGCGAACTCTAATCCGTCTACCGAATGTGGTGTCAACAGTAGCATTCGTGGTTTGGGACCATGAGGACCAAGTGCAAATCTTGGCATTCGGACCACTATTAAATTAAAGGAAAATAAAAATGGACTATGCAATTAATAATAAGACACATAAGATTGTAAAGGCCTATTCATTAAGTGTAAGCGGAGATCCTGTAGCGCTAAATGCAAGAATAGCACAGATTAATACTGATTGTGGCTATACTGCTATCAATATTGTTAGTAAGGGATCAGGGATTATTGTTATTAGTTATCCTAAAACAAAAGTACTAACTGCTGTTAGAACTATATCTGATACTACTCCTGTTATTAATCCAGAAAAACAAACAGTCCCTGAACCAGAAACTCCACCTACAGCAATGCTAGAAGTGGGATGGTCACGCATGATTATTGCCGGCCCGCAAGATGATCAATTTGTTATAATCATGAATAACGTAGACTTTGAAAAACAATATACGGTTCTCACACGGTAAATAATATGAACCATAAAAAAGTCATAGTCATCCCCACCTATAGGCGTCCAGTCTATACAGCACGAGTTCTATCAGGTCTTAGATCTTGTGCTGGGATAGAAGACTATACGATTATAGTTAATGCTGAACCAGGTTTCCAAGAAGTCTTGGATACTGTTCAAAGTTTCCAGAAGTCATTACCCTTATCCCTATTCGTAAATGAAAAACGAATTGGTTGCAACTGTAATGTATTCTCGAGCTTGGATCGTGGCTTCCAATATTCTGATTATGTAATCATTTTTGAAGATGATGTAGTGCCGGCTAAGGATTGTCTAAAATATTTTGAGTGGGCTTATGAAAAATATATAGATGACCAAGATGTAATGAATGTTTGTAGCTACAATAAAGACACAACTTCTTCAGACAACTATCTTGCTGCTTATCGCCTCAAATGGTTCACTCCATGGGGATGGGCCACATGGGAAGATAGATGGCGTGATATGGCTAAGGAGTGGGATTTTGCTGGAGCAAGAGCTTCATGGGATTCAACGATCAACCACATAGTAAGAAAAGATCGTTCAGAAATCAGACCTCTACTTGCCCGCACACAAAACATTGGAGCTGAGCTAGGATCTTGGGTACCTAATGCTTTATGGCATGAGGAAAATCAGCTCAATAAATTCTGGGCTGAATCAGTAGATATCCCTGATGGACCGTTCTTTGAAAAGAAACTAGATAACATACCTTCCTAATTTGAGGTTCTTAATGTCAGTTAACCAATCTCCTCATACTAGCGTTTTAATAGGTAACCATGTTGATGTTCGTGGTGTAGGCGATCAGTTACTATTAACTGGAGTAATCCGTGAGGTTGCTGAAAAGTGGCCTGGGATAGATATCACAGTTAAAAGCAATGGTGATCATACTATCTTCAAGAACAATCCATACATCATGAAGTTAGAAGAAGGGCTTATTCCTAATAGTATTGATGTTGGCACAGGACATTATATCCAGCAAAAATGTAGACACTTTGGAATAGAGAATCCAAAAATTAAAGGTGATATCCATTTTGACGAGTTTGAATTGGAAGCCGGCCGGCGTACATTAGAACAACTAAGTGGCAATAGACCTACAATTATCCTATGCGCTAATTCAACAGACCCTCGTAAAGACTGGACAACTGAGAACTGGGAGAGAGTAGTAAGTATCCTTAATAGTAAATATGACGTATATCAAATAGAAGAACGAGTTCTCTATTGCTGGCAAGGCCCAGATATCAGAGTGCTCCCGACTATTAGAGGAGCTAAACAAGACCTAAGAACTCTCTCACTCCGAAGAGCAATGGCTGTTATGGCGAATAGTAAGAAGCATTTGGGGATTGATACAGCCTTTATGCATATAGCTGCGGCTCTTGATAATGATTGTTTCATCTATTGGTGCACTAGATTAAAAGATAGGATCCCTTATTGGGGATACCCACAACATAAGATCTTTCTAGAAGAAGATAAAATAGAAGATGTTATTACACGGATTGAAAAGGATTGGTTATAAGATGGAAACCATGGGAAGTTTAACAGATAAGTTAAGTATTCTTAACTTGAGAAGGGAACATGCCATAGATAATATTGATCGAGCCATTTTAACTTCTGTAACACGGGATAAGTAATGCCAATTAAAGTCTATGATGAAAACTTTGATATACCAGAACTTTATCAACCAATCTTTGGTGCAGAAGATGGGAATCATAAGCGACGGTGTGTAGATCGCTTTAATATTATTAACGAAGCTATACAAGTTTATGGTGATAAAGACTTTTTCAATAGGGATATATGCGACATTGGTTGCAATATGGGTTGGATGTTATTTCAATCTGAGAACTGTGGTGATCATTCTAGAAAATTATATGGTTTAGATAATAACCCAGAATTCCTCCGTTGTGCCAAGCATATAGCCTCCAAGATTCAGTCCCGTTGCTCCCTAGCTCTAGCAGATGCCCGTGATCCTAATCAGGTCCCACCTGCTGAGATTTATCTTCTACTCTCTGTCTCTCATCATATGACTACCAATAACAATCTAACTGAACTAAAACCAATGTTTGACCAGATGGCTAAAACTGCTAAGTATATCTTTATTGAACAAGCTACCCATCTAGAATGGCCAGACTGGGGCAAAAAACTTAAAGCTGACATTATGGATACTAATCCATATGACTATTGGGAAGATCAGATCACTAATGTCCTAGACAATAAATATACTGTGCGCCTAATCGCTACTCTTAGAACGCACATAGGGACTACCAGACCTCTCTATATGGCAACACGTAATCTAAATATTCCAATAGAGATAGAGGGGAAACCCGCTCAAATCATTTCTCTTTTTAATGAACCCTATGTGGGTTATCCTCTTAAAAATCTTCCTAATATTTATGGTATTATAAATCAAGATGGTAAACACTTCCTCTATAAGTCAATTAATGACTTAGTACAAGGACCTGTACCTTGGATAGATGGGCGGTTACTTTCTGATATATTAAAGTTTGGTATCCTTCCTTATTATAATATTGGATATATAAAAGAACAACTCAATAGTCTAAGAGATCTAAGCTGGGTACATACCGACCTATATCCATGGAACGTTCTAATTACACGCGACTCTACCATGCACCTAATAGATAGAGAAGAGATACAAACCCTAGTAGAAATGGCTACAAGAAAGAATATTACAGTCTACCAAGTACAAATTAGGTTTAACAAACAGATAGACCATATACTTTCTATGCTGCAATGGTGTTGATATGATACGTTTAAATATTGGATGTGATAATGATGTCCGGGATCCCAATCAGGGTTGGGTGAATGTTGACCAATTTAACTTCAAACATCCATGTGTAAAATTTATGGATGCCCGTAAGTTAGATTTTCCAGATGACTACTTCGATGAAATTTGTGCTCGAGACGTTCTAGAACATATCTCCTGGCGCGAAACTGATAGTACACTGCAAGAATGGTATCGCGTACTTAAGCCAAATGGCAAGATATATATACAGGCTATTAATCTAAAGGGATGGGCTGAAGCTATTCTTAAGAACAAATGCTCCTTTCATCATGCAATGGATGGCATATATGCTCACCAAGATAACCCAGGCAACTTCCACAAGGCTGGCTTTTGTAAAGATGATATCCAGGAACGAATGGAAAAGATAGGCTTCAAGAATATAGAACATCTATCAGAAGATAGAACTACACCGAAAACTGATGTTGATACTAATGTCCATGTATGGGCTATTAAATAAATTTCTAGGAAATTATAATGGCTAACACCCACCAACGTCTAACATTCGAACTAGGCAAGAGAATCTTCCCATATTATTACTGGAGACATGTATTTGATCATCTCGA